TATGGAACGTCTATTTCACTGTGCAGCATAAGGAGCAAAAGGCAGCCGAGAAAAAGGCGCGTATGCGGCGGCGTTAGCCTGTAGGAAATAGAGAGCGGAGCAGTGGCTGAGAGTCAGGTAAACATTCGGGTTGGCGTAAAAGGCGCCAGTCAGCTTGACAAGCTCGGCAGGCTAATTAACGCTGTTGATAGGGCTGCTAGGAATGCTTTGGGCACAGTTCCAAAGGCAGCTAATAGCATCCGCGCATTCGGCACAAGCGCTGCAGCCGCATCAGGTGGTGTGACCACGTTAGGTGCTGCAATTACTGCAGCACTTGGCCCGATCGCGACAATTACTGGTGCGATTGCGCTGCTTGGCAAGTCATTCGCAAAGGCCGGTGAACGCCAGGCAGATTTGCTGGTACTCGAAAAAGGCTTGCAGAAGTTTGGCGTTGCAGGTTCGCAAGCTATTGACGATGTGATCGCCAAGGCTAACGAGTTTGGCAATTTAACGCTCTTCACACAAGAGGACTATATTAAGTCGGCCAATATCCTCACCAGCTTTACCAGCATCGCGGTGAGTGAGTATGAGCGGGTGATTGGCGTGGCGGGTGACGTTGCGCAAGTGGTTGGCACTGATGTCACCTCTGCCACTACGCAATTGGCAAAAGCACTACAAGAACCGACAACTGGCCTGACTGCGCTTAGTCGTTCTGGTATCCAGTTCAGCGAACAGCAGAAAACGCTGATCAAGTCGTTGGTTGAAAGCGGCAACCAACTTGAAGCTCAGAACTTGATACTGAGCGAGATTGAGAAGCAGTATGGCGGTGCTGCTATTGCAGCAGGCAGCGAAGGGCTGGCGGGAAAGATCGACCTGCTAGGCGAGAACTTTAACGATCTATTTGAGTCGATCGGCAAGGCATTGGAGCCGTTGGCCGGTCCGCTGATCGATGGCGCGGCTGCTGCGGTTGAAGGGTTCTCTGTGATCGTTCAATCGTTTGGCCAGTTTTGGCAGTTTATATCAGACAATATCTTCCCGAAGTTTGTCGAAGCGCTCAGGCCTGTTTATGACACGCTGAGAGACGTGTTCGAGGGCATTGATTTTGAGACAATAAAAAACATTATTGAGAACACGCTAATCCGTGGCTTCGAGGTTACGGCTGAAGTGATAGGCGCCGCGGCACGTGCATTTCAGCGGTTGGTGGATTTTATCAAGGCCTCGCCGCTGGCAGCAGCAATTAACGTAGCGGTTAAATCGGCTGGCTTCCTTGCTGACAAGTTTGGCTTTACGAAGGATACGGTTGCGCAGTACAACAAGGAGCTCGACGCAGGTCGAACAGATCTTGATGCACAGAAACAGGCCGCGGCCGATCTAGCCAATGAGGCTAGGTTGCGTTCTGAGGCTGAGGCGCAGGTTGCGTTAGAGCTTCAAAAGTCAACTGAGGCTGCGGTTGAGCAAAGCAAGTACAGCCAGGCGCTGCTTCAGTCAGAAATTCAGATTGCCCAAGCAAAAGGCGATCAAGCTACAGCATCAGAGAGCCAGATCCAGCTGAACAATGAAGTTGCTCGGCAAAGGATCGCAGAGATTAGCTTGCAGCAGCAGACTGGCAAGCTCACTGAAGAGCAAGCTGAGCAGCAGGAAACCATTGCGCTGCTTACGGCAAGAACAGCAAACACGGTGGCAGAGATTGCAGAGCAGCGCCGCCAAGAGTCAGCGGCTCTCAAGCAGTTGCGTGAAGTCACAGAGTTTATTGACAGAGCAGAAAAAAACAGGCTGGCCATTGTCGATCAGCAGCTGTCGGTCACTCAGGCAAGAGCAGCAGCAGAAACCGCGGTGAACGATGTTCTTCTGCAGCAGTTAAACCGGCAACTTGATGGAGCCAAGACCCAAGAAGAACGCAAATCACTAGCTCAGCAAATCTACAACCTGACTGTTGCGCAAGCGCAAATTGAGCTTCAGGCAGCAAGGGAGCAAATAGCTGCAAACACAGAAAAGCAGCGCATTGAAACACAGGCGGCCATTCTCAAAGAAAAACAGGTCGAGCTTGCGGTCCAACTCGCTATAGCAGAAAAGCGTTATACGGCAGAGCTGGCCAAGGCTTATGACATTGCAGTGGAGACTCGGCTGCTTGCTCAGCGCCAACTAGAAACAACCATTGAGGTTGGTCGCTATCAAAACACAGTTGCCGATGCAACGTTTAGTGCAAAGGTTGAGGCTGCAGAGTTTGCCAGAAACATGGCAAGCGCAGAAAAGAACACCTCCGGCACTGCTGATCAGATGGATAGGTTGGCAGAGTCAACCAACAGGGCTGGCAACCTTGCCGGTCTGCTTAAAACGCGGTTTGGCGAAGCGGCAAACAACGTTTTGTTTAGCGCAGCATATGCAGCAGATTTCAACGAATACACCAAAAAGGGGATCAACCTTCAAGGCGAGTTCAATAAGCTGCAGGAAAAATATCTAAGAATTTCTAGCAAAATTAACGAAGAAATCTACAAGGGCAAAGTTTTATCAGCCCAGCAGCAGTTGGCTGATCTTGGCATTTCCGAAGCGTTAATTAACCAGCTTACGGCAACAGTCAGAAACCGCAATTCGGCATTGGGGGGCTTCAATGTGCCTTTTGCTGAAGGTGGTTACGTCACACGCCCAACCCGCGCATTGATCGGTGAAGGTGGTGAGAGCGAGTATGTGATCCCATCTAGCAAGATGGATGCAGCCATGCGAAACTACAGCGCAGGCCGTCGCGGTGATGCAGTCCTAAACATGGCCACGCCACAGATTAACCTCACCACAGGCCCTGTGATGCAGATGAATGGCACTGATTACGTCACCAAGGCCGACATGACCCGCGCGATGAGCAGCGCCGTTAATCAGACCATTCAGACGATCACTAGCACGCCTGCTTTGCGTCGTCGTATGGGGGTTGCACGATGACCAAAGGCATTGCCGCATTCCTGACGATCAGGCAGAGCGACTTCAGTACCGTTGTGGCTAGGTATCAGAGCTACTGGCCTGGCATCACGGTGAGCGGTCACGTCTTCAAGCCTTTTAGCGTTGGAGCCATCACCTCAAATGTCTCTGGCGGCCAGCAATCACTTGACATCGAGTTTGGTCTACAGCCTGCGCTTGAGCAGGTCGTGGAAAATAGTGCAACCAATGGATACATCTACGATTGCGAGCTGAAAGAGTTCACGCCGACTGCGACGGGCGTTCCGCCTGCAACTATTACAACCTTTGCACAGTTCGTTGGAAATTTATTGACTGCCACCAAGACCGATCGGATCCTTGCCGTTCAGATCGGCAGTAACCTTGATCCAGTGAAGGCGCAAGCACCGCCTCGTAAATTCACCACTACCTTGGTGGGGGATCCGCCGCAGCTATGACCATTTATATCTCACCACAGAGCGCATCGTCGCCAATCACGACGAACCTGCGGAAGGATGAACTTGCGGCGCTTCAGGCTGTAGACGATAACGCGACAAGCAGGCAACGAGCAATTCAAACGGGCAATTCAATCCCGTTAGTCTTTTGCTCTTACATGCCTGAGAACGCCATTGGAGGCGTTTGGTTGGCGCCGCCTGCGGTTCGTATTGGTGCGCAGTACAAGGAATCTGATATCAGCAACTTTTCCTATGGCTTAGTGCTTGGTGACGGCGAGATGCCTTCTATTGCATTGGCAGACATCCAGCAGGGTGCCTCTGCTCTGACATCGTTGCTAAGCCCATCAGCGGTGACCACGTATAACGGCCTAGCCGTCTCTGGCTTTGATTATACGTTGACCTATGAAACAGCTGGATCGCCGCAGGTTGGGACGCCTGGGCGGTATCAACTAAGCGCTGCTGCTTATTTTCGCCCCGACACCTATGATTCTTTGTATTACGGCATATACAACCCGCCATACGAGGGCAACCTTTTTACGAATTTAGCTACGATATCTAGCGGCAGTGCCGGGGTAGTTAATGGCGAGTATAGAATTATTCTAGGCACAGATATCGGGAAGATTTTTTACTTTGAGATCATTGCTGAAGACCTTAACAACCCTGGCGTTCCTGCTGCTGCAAGTATTCGATTCGAGATAAACCAAGCAGTTGTGCAATCGCTATCCATAAGCGATCCTGCTCCGTCTGGGGCTTACAAGCTGGCAACAAACATAAATCAAGATTTGCCCACCAGTGGCAGCTCAGTGGCGGCATACATAGACGTTCTCGGATACGAGCAAGCCACTGGCAGTCAGCTTAGAATTGCTTTTCGATACAACTACGTTAAGTGGATATACATCCCCGCATCTGCGGACTATTTGCCGGGTGAGCCTGCCGTCTCAACAAATCTACCTCTGTTCCCAGGCTCTGGCGGCACCTTTGAAGGGTTAACAACACTTGCAGTAAAAGGCGGATACGTTGCAGGCGTAGAAAATTCAAACCTATATCAGCAAGTCCGCTGCTTTGTCCGTAGTGGCATTGTGGTTAATAAGTTGCTCGGCGGTAGCGGCAGCTCAAACCTGTTCCCAGACCTTTCTTACTATTTGCTGCAAAAGGCAGGAGTGGCCGCCAATGCGTTCATTGATTTGCCGTCCTTCCAGCTCGCCGCTGAATTTAATCAAAACAGTCTTTTAACTTTTAATGGCGTCCTGGCAAACAGTGCCAATTTGAGAGACTATCTAGCGAGTGTTGCTCCGTATTATTTGCTGAGGTTTGTCCAGGCTGGTGGCAAGTATATGATGCTGCCAGTGCTTCCTCTAAACGCGGACAAGCTGGTTAGCGCTGATCCAGTGGTGCCAGTAGCGACCTTCAATAATGAAAACATTGTTGTTGGTTCGTATCAGAAGGAATACGCTTCCACAGAGCAGCTAAGGCCATTTTGCGCCGTTATGACTTGGCGTGAACAAAGCGCTGCAAGCTTCCCAGTGTCGCGCGCTTTAGAGGTTCGATTTGATGGAACTGCGCTAGATGGCCCATATGAACAGTACGACATGGAAGAGTTTTGCACAGATGTCAGACATGCTGAGATCATCGGAAGGTATATCATATCAAGCAGGAAAAACATAAAGCATTACGTCACTTTTAAGACCACATCGGCATCAGCAAGCCTTCTGCCTTCACAGATCATTGAGGTCACTTGGTCATACGAAGCGCAAGGCGTTCAACAGCAAACTACGGATTTTTACCAGATAGACAATGTTGTCGAGGATCAGCTTGGCAACTATCAGATTGAGGCGACTCACTTCCCAACTGATGTAAGCGGGCGCAGCATCATTAGCGCCGATATGCAGCCAGCGTTGACATCACCTCCGCCTGAAACTGAAGTACCAGGCGATGGACCGAGCGCATTTGCTTGGAGCTACACCCCAACAGCTGCTGATGTTACTGCGCTGCTTGGCGGTGAGTTTAAGTTCTTTGTTGACGCAAGCAATCTATATTACGTTGAAATCAATTCTGTTGATTCGATAGGAGTTGATAGGTACTCGGATCTAAGCGCAATTGCCGTAAACGATACGATTAGATTTTCATACAACGGAGGCGGCAACGAGATTTCCCAGACGGTTTCATCAGTCCAGTTTGATGTATCTGGTGCTTGGGTCCGCTTTGGGATACCAGACAACTTGTTCTCGGTGTTTGCTGATGGTCAATATGTGACCATTACATCTGTGTCATCGGCACCGCTTGGGACCAGATTTAGTTTTGAGAATGGTGAGGCTCAGCTTGGGGTTCAAGATAACACGACCCGCAGCATCACAAGAGCGTTTGATGGTGCATATTCAGCGGTAACGCCAGCAACGCAAGAGGTGGGCCTGCTGTTTACCAATGCCTTCCCGTATCACGACAAACCTTACTATATGTGGTCTACGCGTTTTTACTACAATAGCCCGTCGATCCTTAGCACAGGTACGTTGACAATTGCCGGGCAACGTGAAACCTTCGCTAGGGTGTCAACAAATGGCATCGGTTGGCAACTTAGAGGCGTGCGTGTTTCTTCCTCTGAAATGAGTTTTCGTGTTGTTGCCGGAGAGATAGCCATAGATCTAATTGGAACGGCTACCGTCCCCGTTCAGTCGTGGGTTCATGCCTATGTTCAGGTCTATTGGCTTAATGGCACCGACAATATCCCGACCATTAGCCTTTGGATCGATGGCAGCCTAGTTGGCACAAGCCCTGGCGGGATTACATACAATCCGCCAACAAACAAGAAAGATTTCCAGACCCGAGGTTTCACAAAGACCTCTGATGCCTCTACTTTTTACGACTACTGCCTTGCCGCTACGGATGATGCGCCATTGGTGCCAATGAGTCAGGCGACTGTTGATCCAATAGTAATAGAAAAAGATTTAGCGATTATCGCACAAGTGCAGCCGCGCCTGATTGATTCATTCAGATTTACCAAGGGGAATGGTTCTACGTCTGGGACTTGGGATGCACAAAGTGCTGCGCCGAGCTTAAATTACAACATAAGCTTTACAGACGCAGACGCAAAAGATGTGGACACAGCATTTAATGCCTACGTTGCTGTTCCGGGCAAGATTGTAAAAATATCGTCCAACGGCGATCCTTTCGCTACGTATCAATCGCTAAGCATCACCAGAAACCCCTTTGGCCAATACTGGACAATTACTGTTCCGCAGGCGGACGTGCCTCCTGGCACTGTTCTTAGCGGTGAGCTTCTGGTGGAAATTTATTAAGCGAGGGATGGCATCCAAGTTTCTCCCTCTGACCCTATCCACTAATCAGTCAGGATTTTGCCGCTGTAACCTGTAGGAAAAGGTTTAACGCTATCAATGACTTGGACGCTAGCCAATTCCGTGACTTGGACCGGCGACCGCGCCGAGAACAATACCGCGATGGAATATCTGTTTGATACCTACCTGCCATCCAAGGGCTGGACTACGGGAGCGCATCCAGACGGCAGCAGCTTCAAACGCGTTTTCTCGTATGGCGCAACTGATAGCTTGCAGGGTGGCACATGGCGAAGCTACTTCTGGGCAAACTGGACTAGCGCTACGACTTCAACTAGTTGCAGCATTTACGAAGACGCGACCTATACGGCATCGCCAGGTGACTTGGCAACCGACACAACTAACTTAAAAAATATCGAATACAATGACACCAGTTACTCTTTCTATGGCGCCAACTGGCGTTTTTGGACAAGCGATCAGGTTGCGAATGCCACGCTAGTTACAAGAAATAAAAAAGTGATGTGGTACCACCCAGGGTTCGATACTGCTGCCTTTGTGCAGGCTGGGACGTGGAACGGTACTGCTGACAACCCCAATACTTGCATTTGGCCCATGAATACTGATGGGGCAATTTGGCAGACCAACGCGCCGATAGCTTCTGGGGCAGGCGCTGGTGAATATCAGCTTTTGCCGCAGCCGTGGTACAACAATAACTTTCAAGGTCTAATGCCAGAGATATTTTTTACAAATTTTGGCATGAACTACTGGAACTCTTTCGACTATGGCCCGGCATTTTTTATCAACCAATCAGACGTGCGCTACCACGTGCCCGCAGCCTTGACCAGCAGCAACAGATCGGCATATGGATCGGCTTTTAACTTTAACGGAGTTTTGCTGCTTGCCAATAGCCGCTATTGGATACGCTCTCAGGCTGACATGAATCAGCCAAGTCTGATCTTTGATTTTGGCACCTCTGAGCCTGACCTTACCTGATTGCCATGGCAGCTGATTTCACAATCACAGCTACAGAGACAACACTGCCTGGCGGTATGCCAACGGCAGAGGTGGGGAGCGGTGTCTTTGGATTGATCACCGTCCTTGAAGCTGATGGTGCGCCAAACAGTAGTTCAAGCGCATCAGTGCCGCCTGCTGCTGGCGTTGACTTTCCTGCGCTTGCACCTTCAGCGCGAACCTTCACGCAAGGATCGCAGCCATTCAGCACTTTTCAGACCTACTCCGGCCTTGAGAATCGTGTGCTGCTTGGCGCCAATCAGATCGGCTTGTCGTTGAGCTTGGGCTTCCAAAACCTTACAGAAGCTCAATACAACCTGATCTTTGCTCATTACCTTGCCGTGCAAGGCGGCTACCTAGATTTCAACCTCAGCCCAGAGGTGTTGGCTGGCGTTTCAAGCTCGACCTATCTGCAGCCCGCCTCTTACACATATCGCTATGCGTCGCCGCCTTCGGTGCAGTGGACATCGCCAGGCGTTGGCAGCGTGAGCGTTGATCTTGTTGCTTCTGTTCCAATTCCTTAGACTCTGAGCAAGGCTTGATCGCGCCATGGCAAACAAGCAATACACCGGCATTGATGGCGCTTTGTACGTCAACGGCGCAAAGGTCGCACGCGTTGAGTCGTGGAACCTTAGCGGCAATGTTGACAGCCTAGAAACGACCAACCTTGGCCAGTACGCCAAAACCTACATCAACGGCAATCAGTCATACTCTGGCAGCGCCACGATCTTTTATTACGAGAACGCAAGCAATCAGATTGAAGGTGCGGCATTACTTGATGATGTGTTGCGCACCACTCAGACGCCAAACGCTCCGGCCACCGTGCTGAAGCTGCAGCTAAACAACGGTGGAGTGGCTGAAAGGATTCTTGAGTTCACTTGCCTGATCTCATCGGTTGATATCACGGCACAAGCCGCTCAGATTATTCAGGCCAACATTCAATACAATGTGACTGGCCCGCTCACCACCGTGACTGTTGTCTGATGGCTCTTTGGCTTGGTGAAGCAGGTGGCCTACGTCTTGGCCGAGCATATGCAGGACCTGCATATGGCTTGCTAGAGGCGGCCAATGTTGACATCCCTGAGAAGCGTTTTGATCTTGGCTTGGCAAAGACAAGCCTGATTACTGGCGATCAGGTCAAGTTCACGCGTGTTGATAACAGCGGTGTTTCTGGCGGTCCGCTTGATTTCATTAGCGGCGTGATCGACACCGAGATCACGCTCTACGTCAACGTGGATGGCGTTGGCGGAATCAGACTGTATGACCTGTGGAGCAATGCGCTTGAGGGCAGCCTTGATGCAGCCCTGACGCTGGTGGCTCCTAGCAGTTCGTACCGGATCGCCTATGAGGTGGTCACTGATGTTGATCTCTGCCTAGCTCAGACCACCAGCTGGACGCTGAACACCAACCGCGAGCTTGCAGACTTCACCAGCCTTGGCGATGCGTTCCGCCAGCAGATGGGAATGCTTGTCTCGGGCAGCGGTGACATCACCTGTTTTTTTGATGCCAACTGGCGGCTGCAAGACGGCTCATACGACACCGAGTCGCCGGTCTACATGCACCAGCTAGCCATTCGGCAGGAAATTGGCTCTGATTTCACGGGCGTGTTTTTGCTCAAGCGCACCGATGCCATCCCGCTTGATGAGCTGTGCAACACCAGTGACCGCGCCTTGTTTTATCTGGCGAACTGTGTGGTGACATCAGTGGCCACTCAGCTCACGCCTGGCGAATTGATCCAGAGCCAAATTCAGTTCGTCACGACAGGCCAAGTCAGACTGTTGCACGACGTGGCCGGAAAGTACCTTCTCTAGAATGCGTCCAGCGCGGTATGCGCCTTTGACCGGGAGGTTTATCCATGTCGCTCAACGTCCGACATAAACACAGCTCCGTTCAGGACCAAGCACCGCAGCCGTCGGATCTGGTAAACGGCGAAATCGCGCTGAACATCAACGCGAACAGCACTGCGCTCTATACCAAGAACAGTGCAGGCGCTGTGGTCAAACTGGCGCCGACTGATGCGCCGGTTGATTCGGTCTTTGGCCGCACTGGTGCCGTCGTGGCCGCCGATGGCGACTATGACCTAGGCGAGCTTGGCGATGTTGACCTAAGCACCACAGCGCCGACCAACGGCCAGTTTTTGTCTTACGACGGTGCCAACTGGGTGCCGGGTGATGTCGTAAGCAGCGTTGATCTTGGTTACACCGCATCGGCCACTGATGGCACGGTGACCAATAGCGCTGGCCTCGATGCAATCATCCCGCTTGTCACTGCTGCAGATGCTGGCCTCATCTCGCCCGGCGACAAGACAAAGCTTGATGGCATCCAAGCTGGTGCAGAGGTCAATGCTGTTGATTCTGTTTTTGGCCGTACTGGCGCTGTAGTCGCGACTGACGGCGACTATGACCTGGGAGAACTTGGTGACGTAGACCTTACGACTACACCGCCAAGCAGCGGTCAAGTGTTGAGCTATGACGGCACCAACTGGGTGCCGCACACAACAGCATCGGCACCTGTCGATTCGGTCTTTGGTCGCACTGGCGCAGTTGTCGCGACAGAAGGCGATTACGACCTAGACCAGCTTGGCGATGTTGATCTGACAAGCTCCGCGCCAACGAGCGGGCAATTTTTGAAGTATGACGGCGCCAACTGGGTGCCCGGCAGCGTCGTAAGTAGCGTTGACCTTGGTTACACAGCGGCCGCCAGCAGTGGCACCGTAACCAATACAGCGGGCACCGACGCAACGATCCCTGCATTTACTTCAACCAATGCAGGCCTAGTTGGTGGCAGTGGTGGCGGCACAGCCAACTATCTTCGAGCTGATGGCACATGGGCGGCACCTCCGGGTGATGCCACTGACCTTGGTTACACCGCCAGCGCAACGGATGGCACCGTAACCTCTAGCACCGGCACCGATGCCACGGTTCCGCTGGTCACAGGGACCAACGCCGGTCTGATGGCGCCTGGCGACAAGACAAAGCTAGATGGCATTCAGGCTGGCGCCGAAGTTAACGCTGTTGATTCGGTGTTTGGCCGTACCGGCACAGTCGTCGCCACCGAAGGTGATTACAGCCTTGATCAGCTGGGTGACGTTGATCTAACTACAACGCCGCCAACAACTGGCCAGATCCTGACGTATGACGGCGCAGGGTGGGTTGCTGATGACGTGTCAGTGCCTGACCCGTTGACGCTGAACAACCTCACCGTCAACACGCTGCTTACTGCCGAGCACATTCACGGCAATCTGGCCGGCAGCGTCTACATCCACGTTAAGAACACCGATACGGTGCAGCTTGATGCAGGCACGCCGTTTTATATCAC